ACTCCTCGACTCCGTCTCTTGGGGGCAATACGCATGAGCATCGACGGCCGCTTCACCGTAGACGCACTGGTGCACGACTTCGACGGGTCTACCTCGGTGAAGGTGCTGTCGCTTGAATCAAGCGACGCCGTCACCACGGGCAAGGTCGCCCTCGTCACCGGCACGATCGGCACGGCGACCGTGATCTTTTCGCGGCAGCCGATTCCCTACACGGCCGCAGATGGCGGCAGCGTGACGTTTTCGTTCGTCGAACGCGTCGCCCTGCGTGGCAATCCGCACGTGGAACTCACCACGAACGCCAGCGGCAAGACCTACTTCGCCAGCGGCAACCGCGTCGGCGTGTACGAACTCACGGGGACCGAGCGGACGAACACGAGTTTCGCGATCCGCACGACCACCGGCACCGCCACCTACTCCATGCTTGTTTACGGCTCATGATCGACGCCGGCAAACTTCGAGAGAGGGTGACGTGGCAGTCGCCCACCGAGACACGCAACTCCATGGGCGAGAGCGTAGCGGCGTGGACTGACTTCGCTACGGTGTGGGCAAGCGTCGAGGGCGTGTCGGCCCGGGAGTTTCTGCTCGCTGGGCAGCAGCAGATCGAGATGAGCCACCGCGTCCGGTGCCGCTACGTGCCCGGGCTCACGCAACAGATGCGGGCCTCGTGGCGGGGGCGGACGCTGGAAATCGTGTCGCTCCTCGAGCACGCGAACCGCAGCGAGCACGAGGTGATCTGCCAGGAGACTACCTAGATGGCCGTCGCCGGGATCAATCTGAACATCAACTTCGAAGGGCTCCGCGAGCTCCAGGCGAACATCAAGGCGTTCTTCCCAAAGAAGGAAGCGTCGGAGGTGCTCGGAGCCGCGATCGAGAAAGCCATCTATCCGGCCTTCCTGCGGCTGGGTGAAGTGACGCCGCGAGGGCCGACGCTCAATCTACGGCGTGCCGTGGCGATGAAGGTCAAGAAGTACCCGCGCGACGGCGGCGCGGTCGGTCTGATCGGGTATCGCCGGGCGGGGGCCGCCCAAGCGACGAGCGCGGCTGGCGGCAGCGTGCGTGCCGGCCCCGACCGCGCGTTCCACCAATGGTGGCTGGAGTTCGGCACACAGCAGCGGGTGGTCTCGAAGAAGAGCGTGAAGCCCTACGTGAGGAAGGCGCATCTGCGGCGGATGCCGAGCGGCACGACCGTCGAGGTGCAGCAGCACGTCGTGCAAAAGGGGCAGGGCAAATACATCGCGTCTAGCTTCAATCGGCTGGGGCCATTCAAGATGGTTCGCGACCTCGACCGCAACCGCGTGCAGACAGACCCGGCATACCCCCGGGCATTCTTCAAGGCGAGCGCAAACCCTATCGTCATCCCGCCGACGCCGGAGGGCGGCCGTGCCGGCATCCCCCCGGTACAGACCGCGTGGGATCAGACACAGGGCACAGTCGCTCGGTATCTGCAGGAGGAACTTTCCCTGCGGCTCTCGGAGGCGTGGGCCGCTCTCCGCTTTAGGGCGTCTGGCTCGATCACGGGCACCGACACGCTCTAGCCCTGCAAGCCTAGGGGGGCGGCGTGGGATGCTACGGGCATGCCCCTGCAAGCCCCGGAACAGGCCGTCGCCAACGCTCTGAAGCAAGACCCGGCCGTGGCCCTGGTGGTGGGCGACCGGGTCTATCCGGTGCTTGCCCCCTCTACGGCCGCGATTCCGTTTGTGACGTGGCGGCGGCAGTCTGTGAGCCGCCAGCAGACGCTCTCCGGCCCGATGGGGATGCCTACGGTCGTGCTCGCGATCGACTGCTACGCGTTGACCTACGAGGCAGTAAGAGACCTCGCGGACAAGATTCGCCGCGTTCTGGATGGCTGGGGGGAGCAGAAACTAGGAATAGATATACGGCACGTGAGTCTCGACGGCGAGTCTGACGGGTTCGTGCAGTTGGCGGGCGGAGACGCCCCCCCGGTGTACAGCGTAACGCTCACGTTCTCGATTCTCTGGAAGGAGATTTGATATGTCGGCCACTCCCCATGATGGAACCGGAACAGTCCTGCGGCTGGGTGCCGACGCGTACACCGTCACGAACATTGTCATCCAGTACACCGACCCGAACGCCGATGCCGAAAAGATCGACGTTTCTCACCTGGGGCTGACCACGGGCGCAAGCATCAAAACAATCGACCGCCCGCTCCAGGGCTCGACGAGCGACACGGGCCGGACGGTGCAGTTTGACTACCTGGGCCGCACGATCATTGCCGACGCCTCGACCGGCACGTGCTCAATTACGGTTGGCGGCACGGCTCTGACGGGCTTCGCGAGCGTGGCCTACACGGTCAACGCCTCGACCCTCACGCTGGCGACGAACGACGCGATCCGTGGGCAGGCCACCGTCCGACTCGCACGCGTCTAGTGCTGTGACGGAGGCCCGTCATGGCAAACCCGTGCACAGGCGTTACCGTCACGTGGGGCGGCGCGACTCTCGAAGAAGTCATTGACATCAAGATCAACGCCGGCGGCTCTCTGCCGATCGGCCGCGACAGCGTTATCGCGCTTGACGCTGGCACTATAGATATTGCTTGCCTGCACACGGCGAGCATCTCTCTGGCGGAACGTGGGCTGAAGAAGACCCTCGCCTTCACTGGCGGCGGTCTGACGTGCTCCACGAAAGCCGTTTTCCAGACGCTCACTATGGCGGGCAAGGTGAACGACGTTGCTCGGTACAACGTCTCCTATCGCATCGTCATGGAGTGAAACAATGGCTCTTTCGGCTGAACAGATTCTCGCGGCGGACGATCTCGGGCTCCTCGAAGTCAAAGTCAAGGAGTGGGGCGGCAGCGTGTTCGTCCGCGTGATGAGCGTGGGCGAGCGAGACGCTTACGAACGCATGTGGATCGGCAAGAAGGAAACCGGCATCGAGAACTTCCGCACCGAGTATCTGCAGCGCGTTCTGTGCGACGAGGGCGGCAAGCTGCTCTTCACTCGCGACCAGATCGAGCAGCTCGGGAAGAAGAGCGCCGCCGTCATGAGCCGGCTTTTCGAGCGGGCGATGAAGCACAACTCGATGTCGGAGGCTGACGTGGAGGAATTGGGAAAAGGCTGAACGTCTCGCCGCTGCGACAGTTCATGTTTCAGTTGGCGGGGCACTTGAAGATGACGGTGCGAGAGTTATCCCAGCGGATGGACTCTCGAGAGATTTCGGAGTGGATGGCGTACACGCGGTACTTCGAAGCGATTCCTGACTCGTGGGAGGAGACGGGCCTGCTCGCGTCACTGCTGGCAATTGAATACTCGCCGAGAGGCAAATGCCCGAAGGGGCGTGATTTCGTGCCGCTGCGCAAGCCGCCGCAGCACGAGGCCCAGGCGGCGGATGTGGTGCGTGATCTGGCGAAGCAACTCGGAGTTCTAGGGCAGTAGAAATGGCGACGATCCTCGGGCTAGCGATGAAGATTTCTGCGGACGCCACTGGCGTTCAGCAGTCGCTCACGCCCGTAGAGCGGGCGCTTAACTCGCTTTCCGAACAGGCAGAGAAGTCTGCCGCCGCGTTTCGTCCGCTTGCCAGAGAATCGTCTGCTGCCGCAGAGGCGCAGCAACGAACGCTTGCAGACTTTGCGGCACTGACCGAGGAGTTGCGGAACGGCCTGGACTTTCGCGAGTACGCGGCGAGGTTCAAGGAACTTCAGCTGACCGCCGAAGACACTGCGGCAGCGTTCGCCGAAGGCGCGAAAATCACGGCCCAGTACCGCAGCGAGGAAGAGAAGCGTGCTGTTCAGATCGAGCGTATCACACGCCTGCAGGAACAGGGTGCCATCACTGAAGAGATCGCTGCCCGGGCGAAAGATGACGCACTCGGCGCAGGGGCAGCCGCAGCCAAAGCAGAACAGCAACGTGCGGAAGCCGTTGCCGACGCCGCCCGCATCATCCGGGCAAACCTCACGCCGCAGGAGCGGTATGACCAGCAGATTCAGGAATTGAACGATCATCTCCGAGAAGGTCGGCTGTCTCAGGAGCAGTTCAACCGGGCTGCGGCAAAGGCGAGTCAAGACCTCGACCGGGCGGGCAAGTCGGCCGGCGATGCTGACAAGAGCATCGAGCGACTGAACCGCAACGTCAGCCTGCTCACGAAACTCGAGATCGGCCGAGCGCTTGTCGATGGGCTTCAAGTTCTCAGCCGCACGTTCACCAGCGCCGCAAGCCAGATCACGTCGCTGGTGACATCGGTCAACTCGTCGCTCGACACGCTGAACGACTTTAGCGCCCGCACCGGCATCGGCGTCGAAGCCCTCCAGGGCTACTCGCTCGCGGCGAAGCTCGCCGGCGTGGATACCGAAGCGTTCGGCACCGCCGTTCAGCGGCTCGCCGTGAACATCGGCAAGGCGACGCCTGGCGGCGAACTGGACAAGGCACTGAAGGGAATCAACCTCTCGGTCGCTGAACTGCGAGCACTCGCACCGGAGCAACAGTTCTCGACCATCGGCAACGCGATCTCGCAACTACCGACTGCCGCAGAGCGTGCTGCCGCCGCTGTTCAAGTATTCGGAAAGCAGGGTGCAGCGCTCGCACCGCTGTTCCGCGAAGGTGCCGACAGCCTGGAGGAACTGCGAGCCAGGGCCGAGCGGCTTGGCATCATCGTCAACGAGACGCAGATCAGCAACGTCGCCGAGATGAATGATGGCTTCGACCTTGTGCGAGCGACAGTCGAGGGGATCATCGGGCAAGTGGTTGGCAATCTCGCTCCGGCGGTGACGGGCATCACCGAAGAGTTCTTGAGGTTTGTCGAAGAGTTTGCCGGGGCCGAAGGCCAAGGCGGAACGGGGATCGCAAACGCGATCACCGACGTGCTGCTGAATGGCGCGGAGTTTCTAGCAGGCGTCTTTGATCAGTTCGTCTCAAACTTTGGTGGCTTCTCCGGGGCACTTGAAAACGCCGGTGGTGTATTCAGCACGGTCGCGGACGTGTTCACGGCTGTTTCCGAAACGCTTCGCGTGGCATTCAACGCATTCGAGATCGTCGGAAACAGTCTTGCGTTGACGCTCGGCAAGGTGCTCGAGGGGATTGGCTCTTATCTCAGCGACGAGCTCGAAGCAGCCGGGCAGGCGCTGGTCGCCTCAAGCGAGGAAGCCCTTGCGAGGAATCAAGAAGAGTTGGTCGATGCAGCGAAGAACGTCGGCGACGCGGTCTCCGGCGTGTTTGGCGGCGATCGTGCCGAGGCTGCCGCCCAAGGTGCCGGGCAAGCGGAGACATTCCTGCAGGGTATCCGCGAGCGGATCGAGCGCGAGAGGTCGCCGCAGTTCCGGGTAGAGACAAACATCGAAGACGTGCGGGATCGGTTCGACGTGTTCTTCGGCGGGATCGTTGACCAGAGCAGCGTAGTCACCGACGCGATGCGGCAGTTTGAGGCTGTGGTCGCGTCGGTCGAAGACCCGCTAAACATGACCGCCGAAGAGATCAAGAGGATCGGCGAAGCACAGCAAAACGTCAACCAACTGATCGACGCCGAGATAGCGGTGCGACAGGAGTCCGTCGAGGCTGCCGCAAGACAAGCGGAGGATGATCAAAAGCGAATCGCGAATCTCCTCAATGCGTCGGCCCAGGCGGAGAAGGTACAGCAAGACATTCAAGCCGTCGCTCGCGAAACGGAGCGTGTGCAGGGAGAGCTCGCTGCCGCTAGGCAAGAGGGCTTGCAGGACGCGTCGGACGCAGCGGCCGCCCGGCTCGCTCAACTCGACCAACTGCAAGCCAAACTCGAAGAGCAGCAGCAAGCCGCCGAACTCGGCTTCGGCGAAGGATTCCAGAAAGCGTTCGAGCAGATTGACAAGACGATCGTGCAATCGTCAGCACGCGCCTCAGAGTTTGGCGACGCTGGCTTCCGGGCCTATCAACGCCTGCAGGAAGGCGTTGCCGTTCTCCAGCAGCAGGCCCGCGACGGCATCTTGAACAAAGAGGCTCTCGACGCAGAGGTCGCCAAACTTCAAGGGCTGTTTCAGCAGCAGTTGCAAGGCGCGGCGAACGTCAACGATCTGTTGTTCCAGCAGTTGTCGGGGCAGGACCAGCAGCGGGCGATTTTCTTTCAGCAGCAGGAGCAGCGCCGTGCTCAGGCTGTAAAGAACCTTGCCGCGATCGAAGAAGAGATTGCTGCCACGAAGGCGGCGGTCGAGAAGGCACGCGAAGACGGCGACCTCAAGGCCGCGAAGGCGGCGACGGATCGGTTGCGGCAGTTGGGGCAGATCCTCAACGGCGAGAAAGAAATCGCCGCTGGCCGCCAGCAACAGCAGCAAGGCTTCACGCAAGACCAAGTCGACCAACGAGAGCAGTTCGCGAAAGCCCAGGACGAGCAATACAAGCAGGCTTTGCAGCAACAGCAGCAACTCCTCGCCGAGCGAGCAAAGGCAGAGCAGGCGGAGTTTGAGCGTCAGTCGGCCCGCATCACCGAACTCAACACCCTCGGATCGCGCACCGTCTCGACCGCCGACATCCGCACGCAGGAAGGGCAGGACATCGTCCTCGGGCTCGCCGCCAACGCACAAGACCCGGCGCTGATCGAGGCGAGATTGCAGACGAAGCAGCTGCAGCTCATCGCAGGCGGAATCGCACAGGCAGCCGGAAACTACTTCAATACGCCAGTCGCAATCGTCGGCGGCGCGGTCCTCGGGTGATCTATGCCAGGCACAATCGTCGCAACAAAAGAACTCGCCCGCACCTTTGAAAACGAAGTCGGCTCGACCGGCGGCACGGCGAAGCGGCGCTGGGTGTGCATGCTCAGCGATGACACGCTGACGGCCGGCGGCCCGCCCGACATCAACACCATCATGACGGCTACGGCCGGCACAGCATGGGGCGCGTACCACCCGATACACACGCTGCTGCGGCTCCGCAAAGTTTCGGTGAACGAGCGGTTTGAGGATAACCCTTATGCCCTCGAGGTCACTGGCGAATACGGGCTTGTCACGGCCGACGAGCTGCTGACGCCTACGGCCCGCGCGTCGCGGTGGTCGTTTGAATCGAAGCCCGGCCAGGTGCCGGCCCTTTCCTACTACGACGGCTCGACGCAGCGTCCTCTGACGAATAGCGCCTTCGACTACTTCCCCGGCCTTGTGACTGACGAGAGCCTTGTGCAGATCAAGGTGCAGAAGAATTGGGCAGCTGTCCCAAGCTCGTGGCTGGGCCTGCAAAACTTCGTCAACAACGCAACGTATCTTGGCTGTGCGATCGACACAGTGAAGGTGATCGGCGTCGATGTGCAGTATGTGACAGAAGAGTTCAACAATACGCTGCAAAACTACTACGCCGCCACTGCCACGCTCGCATACCGACAATCATCGCACCGACTGCTTGTGCCCGACATCGGCTTCAACTTCATCGATGGCACCGAAAAGCGGCGTGCGATGGTGTTTGATTTTCAGAATGCCGAGTGGGTCGCCAGCCCGAATCCTGTCGGCCTGGACAACAACGGCGGCCAGACGCTCGGGGCTCCTGCGATCCGATCCATGCCGGCAGGTGAAATCGGGCTTCGCGTCAATCCGCGTGGCGACTTTGCAACCGCATTCGGTACGCCCCCATGAGCCTCGAGCCTACGCAGTTCACGCGCGAGAGCGCCGAGAGGATCGCCAACGTGGTGCGCGCGGCCGAGCTCGCGTCGCCGGCCGCGAGGCCGCTGTCGTTTGATCCGCTGTTCGACGCGAGGAAACAGAAGGTCTTCCGCGTCTGCACCTTCACCGGCGCATGGTCAATCAACGCCGAGAAGACGGTGACGTTCAAGAATCAGACGGCCACGCCGAATACGGTGGCGGCTGTGAATCTGTTTTTCCCGTTCCCTGCACCAGCGTCTGCGACCGACTGCGCAATCGCCAAGGACGGCTCAGAGTGGTACTTAATCGACGTGCCACTTGAGTCGGCAGCCACAACCGTCATGACTGACGTAACGCTGTCGGCTTCCCTAAACACATCGGCGTGTACGATAAGCATTGGCAAAACGCTAGTGACTGCATCGATATCGTACCTGCGGTTCAAGGTGTAGAGATGGCGTGTTGCTGCGGCAGCCCTCTGTGCAACTGCCAATCGGGATCGGTTCCGCTCTCGATTCTTATGACAGTCCCGTCAGCATCGTTGCTTTTTTCGCCTGGACCCGGCGCTGTTGGATCAGTTGGATACGATGAACTCCGCAACGGTGGCTCATGCGTAAATGACTCGGGCCTTATTGACTGGCTAAAAAGCATATCCATAACGCTTACAAGCAACGGCACAAGTTTGCAGTGGAATGGATCGGGAACATTTTCTAGCCCTTGGGGAGATGTCTTGGTAACGGTTAGCCTGTCCGGCCAGTGCTCGGGGTCGTTGTCTTATTCAATGACGTACTGCCCGCTGGCTTCCTCTGGAGCCACTTGCATTCGATTTAATGGCCCGGACGTAGGGGCGGTGTCTGGCGCTGGCACGCTTTGCCAATTTGTTTCTGCGCGAAATGCAACTGGATTTTTTGCTCAACAAATAGCAACTTTCAATAGCACGGCTTCGCCAAGCTGCCGATTTGGCCCTGGAGGTTTCGTGTCCTCCAGGGGGTTTTCTGTGTCATTACGTTTTGAGCCATCTGCATTGCCTTGATCTCCTGCGAAAAATCACATTTGCTTGTCAGGTGCCGCGAGCGTGGCTATACGCTTGACGAGGTGATGCCTTGCGTTGTCGCGCAAAACGGCGACGAGTGGACGATCGACGTAGATCACCCGGCGTATCCTCGGAATCCAAGGCCGGGCTTTGAGCCACCGCCGCCAGCGCCCGTAGCACCAACGCAAGGCCCAGGCACCGAACTCTCCAAGCTCTTAAAGCGATTCGGCATCGAGCCAACGCCCACCTGCGCCTGCCGTGCCAAGGCGAACGAGATGGACGCCTGGGGATGCGACGAGTGCAGCCGGCCAGAGCGGGTCGAAGAGGTGGTCGGGGTAATGCGAGAAGAGGCCAAGGCACGCGGCCTGCCGTTCCTTGACCTTCCCGCTAGGTTGCTCGTGAGACGGGCGATCCACAACGCGCGCAAAGCGGAGGCCGCCAGTGCCCGAGAAGCCGAACGACCACCACTTCACGCTGAACAGTGACGAGAAGTGGCTGTTGCGATTCGCGCCGCTCAAGGGCTCCGCCTACGGCTACACGTTCACGCAGAAGTCGGCCCGCCCACGCATCGTGATCCACGACGGCCTTCGCGGGCGACACCGGCTCACCGTCATCGTGCACGAACTGCTCCACGCGATCTTCCCCCAGGCGAGCGAAGAGGTTGTTGAGCAAGGCGGGAAAGACATCTCGAAGGTGCTCTGGGCACTGGGCTACAGGGAGGTGAAGGATGGGCAAGGCTAAAGCGACACTGCTCGATGATGTTCTTGCCCGCGTGAAGACGAAGCGCCCAGGCTTCCAGCCTTGGAACGAACGCTTGCCCGACGATCTGCGTGGCGAGCTCGCTGCGATCCGCGAGCGGTTCCACGCCGGCGACATCGCCAGCCAGAAGCGTGCACTTGCCACGGCGATTGCCGAAGTTGTCGCAGAGCGAGGTCATCCCAAACCCGGCGAACAGGCGGTGCTTGCGTGGCTAAATCGAAAAGCGTAGCGGCGTCTATCGCTGCGAAACTCCCGCCGCCGAAGCCTGCTGCTGACGCCGAACAGGTGACGCAGACGCAGAGCGGCGACGTGCTCGAGGCCCTTGTC